CAATAGTACCATGTTTCAGGGCATAAAAAAAGGCGGCCATGGACAAGGAGTAAAACCATGACCGCCCCGGAAATGAGAACGCGCAGCGCCTCACAGCGCCCTACTTTATGTACTTCGCGGACACGAATCCGTAGTGCCCGTTCAGCTTGATGTAATACCAGTCGGAACCGTCAGAGGCTTTCGCCGTGTCGCAGATTCCGACCTTCGTGCCGTACTTTATCGGACCCGTAAACGTGACGAGAGGGTTTGACTTGCCCGGAAGCTTCCTGACATTGAGCGCTCCCGCCGTCACGGTTCCTTCTCTCTCTACTGTCTTCGACAAAGTCCCGGAGGTGGGTTTCGTCGGGGTGTATGCGTTCTCCGAAGAGGTTCGCATCTTCCCCGAAGTGACAATGACGGTGTGCCCCTGCGTTTTGGTGACCAGAATATCCCCGGTGTAGAGGTCGTCCGGGTTGCAGGCGAGCTTTTCGAACTTGCCCGTAGCCAGGATGATCGGAATCATCGTAGCCGTGTTGAACACCCCGCAGTAGACGCCAGCGTATGCCAGACACACCCGGACCAATGCGGAGCAGTCAGTCTCGCAGGCCACCGTGACCTTGCCGGGGTCGTACCCGACTTTCATCGCCTGAGCGTAGAGGGACTCCCGGTTTGACTGATCATAACCGATATGACTGTTCGCGCAGGCCCTCTTCATGGCGGTCGCGAGTTTGTTCGCCGCCGTCGCGGATTTCGCCCTGAGGACCCACCACCCCAGTCTGTGGTTGTAGTAGTTCTCGATCGCGACCTCTTTGCCCGTCTGATCACCGGCGAGTCCCCCGGTGGCGTTCCCGTTCTCGTCGATACGGGCCGAGCCGATCTTAATCATCCGACCGCCTCGTCTTCCTCGTCAGGAATGTCCGGGAGAATGATCTGGTGCGTCTCGTTCGCGCTGTCCGCGAGCCCCTCGCCCAGAATATAGGCGATAAGGACCGCCGCAGCCATCACGGTCGCCGTGACCTTCTCGACGGTGACATTTGAATAATTGAACGCGATCATGAGCTGGGTGATGAACCCAACGACCGCGACCCAGAACTTCCGGGAAGTTAGTTTCCTCTTCCAATCAATCTTTTCCATGACGTCCTCCTAAATCCCTAAGGCTGCATGGAGGGCGAACCCAACCACGGCAGCCACCACGAGCCACACGACCTTCTTCCAGTTCTCCCCGGGTTCGGCCTCGATCTTCTCCAGCCGCTCGCCCTGTTTGGTGAGTTCCTTCTGCATTTGCTCGATGCTGGTTGCGATCTTCTCGACCGAGATGGTCAGCGTTGTCAATGTCGCCATTGATTCCTCCAGATTGTCGAGCCGCTTGTTCTGCCGGCGTTCCTCTGCTTCTACCCTTTTCACGGCTTCTTCGTATTCGCCCCGTGTCAATTCACTCATTGTTTATTCTCCTTATGCCATGATGTAGATGAAGAACGCATCGTAGTAACCTGTCTGCGAGATAGAACCTTCAGACGTAATTGTCGTAGCATCCGCCGCGATCCTCATGCCAGCGCTCTGCGTACCTCCGGATCGAGCCGCCGCAAAAGATACCCTGTCACCAGAGTTTTTCGGCAGATCTTTTACAAGAGTAGCACCGGAAGAGATGCTGCCTGTAATCTGCAAATTCAATGTAACCATACAGAATTTACCGATCTTCCACGCGTGACAATGCGAACCAAGGTTACAGTTTGTACCCGCAGACATTCCGGTTACTGCTTCCGGGGTTATCGCGGTTGTAATAATACTGTTTTGTACCGGGTTTTTTGAGGTCGTGCTTAAATAGTCATCAACAAGCATCCGATCTACAACGCTTACGGAAGCAGATGAGGTTTCCATCTCTTCCACTGAATAAGTAAACTCTTCCGTTACTACGCCGTCTTCCCTGCGCAGGATCATCCCGGAGATTACGGACGCTTGTTCGACGGCACCCGTAAGGTATACCGAGTCCCCTATAGTCGCGCCGGGGTTTATTTCGAGTTCGCTTGCCGTAAGCGACCGCGAACCGAGCCAGAACCCCATGGCAATATCCTTTGAATTGTTTACAAGTTCCGTTTCGTCTGCGGCACTATAATCATACAGATATATCTCATAGTCTGACGGGATCGCGCTAAACCCGGACGATAAAATATGCCAATCACTTCCATCATACCAAACGGCGCGGATAATCCTTGATGCCTGTTCCCCGGAACCGCCCGCAATTACGCATACTTTCCTTCGGTATGTAATATCAAGGGTCGCCTCCCCTGCGCCGCCGACTTCCCCGTCATCAATACGCGGATAAAATGTCTTCGGATCGCGCAGGGTAAAATTGATGTACACCCCTGCTGCCGTCCGCTCGATCCTCGGTATAAACGATCTATCCGCCGCCCCGCAGATGCGTTTAATTATTAAATCGCAACTGTCAAACCGATTGATGGGAACGGATCCGATTGTTACGGGGTCCTCGTCAACGCCGGGGCCGCTGTATGCTATCGGGCCTTTAAGGTAATTAGATAATACCGTCCCGATCATGGTAGCCGCGTTACCACCGGAAAGCGTCTGCGGCGTTGTCTGACCTTCGAGCGGCGCGATAGATGACCATAAATAATACCTGATCGTTTGGCCTTTTACGAGTTTCTTCCGTTCCGCCGTCTGTATAGATATATCCGTTACGATGCCCGCGTATTCGCTGTCCCGCGTATACCCGTCAACGTAAAAGAAGTCCCATACATCTGCGTCTATCGGCATAGAAACCTCAAAGTCCGCCTGTCCGTCCGCCCCAATATTAAAATCAAAGTCGTACGGGACAATCTTTTCCTCACCTGTCGAGGTGTTCCTCATTATTAAGTCCATATAGTCGGTTCGCTCCGTTCGTAGTACATCGTAAGTATTACGTTTTCCCCATTATCCGGATCGTAGCAATCTGACAAGCCAATATTAAGGCTTGGGGATGTATTACCGTCCGTCTCTACCTTTTTGAATGGTCTACTGTTCGGTAAACGCAGATTGTAGATATTTACGCCCGTACTCGGAAGTAATGCCCCGTCATCTATCTCGTATTTCGTGATAGTCTTTACACCGTGGCGGGCATCAACTACGATACATTCCCCTGCGGGGATAATCGCGCTCCCGGAAATAAATGCCATCTGCGTAGACTCTTGCAGAAAAATTCCGTCTATTTCGGGCGTATAGGATATAGACATTTCGGCGTTGCTTCCGCCTTTGCCAACGAGGATAGCCCGGAAGTCCGAGGGAAGGGCATGGAAGGGCGCGACAAAAGGCGGTCCAAGTGAATAGTTCATAAGTGCGGACGGGATAAACGCCCCGTCTAATCCTTCTAAAATAGCCTGCACCTGTGCCTTTGTAAATTTAGTCCCCGTGGCGTAAGTTACCTCGTATATCCATGACGGATACGGCGCGAATACGGTGATCTCGTTTTCTACGGTAACGTTTCCGTCCATCGGGGCAGTGCTCGTCTCGATAATGTAACATTCCAGGTACATCTTGCCCCAGTAAAGCCGCCCTGGTATTTTGTTTTTTATGTCAAGGTCAGCGACATAATGCAGTTGGTCGAGCGCGTCACGTTTCGCCCATTCAGATCCCTTAAAAATAAGGGTCATGCTATACGTTATCGGCCCTTTACGGAACTGTTTGAGTTGTGATCCGTAAAGAAAGTCGAACGTTTCCGGGTCCCATGAGTACGTGTGGAAGTTTGCCGTCTTTGTCCGGATTACGCTCGAAGTCTGAAAATTAACATCTACGCCCGTGGTTATGCTGTAGTAATGTAAATCAACTTTACCCATTAAAAGATACCCCTATTGTTTTTAGCCCTCTGGTGAGCTCGCGCCCGTTGAGGTAGATCTCTTTCTCGGAGGCGATCTCCGGAAGGTACGTGCCGATCATGCCCGTGAGCCGGTCGACCCTCGCCGTAAGCTGGTTGATTGGCGTCTGGATCATGTCGGTGAGTAAATTCTGCCCGACCACGATCTCCCCGCCTACGCCGTCACCGAAGCCCATGAGACCGTTCATGGTCGGCAGGACGGTCGGCTGGTTGAACATGACCGGGGAAGCGTACGCCTTTTTGTACCACTCGATAGACAACTTCGGGATCGTGCCCTCGAGGAGGTCTTTGATTTTCCACCCCGGAGGCGAGATCGCAAAGTGCGGGGTCTTCATCTTCGGAAGTGTCCAGTTGAAGTTGAAGATGCCCTTGATCTTCTCGATGACGTTCGAGACCGTGTTCTTGATGTTGTTGAAGATGTTCACGAACTTGTCTTTGATCGCCGTCAGCCGTCCGCCGGTCAGCGAGTTGATGACGTCAAACCCGGAGGAGATGATGGACTTCACGCCCGCCATCCACCCGGAGACGATGCCCTTGATGCCGCCGCCGGCGTTCTGGTAGGCGTTCTTCATCGCGCCCAGAGCGTTCGAGACCGTGGACTTTGCCGCGTTCATCGCGTTGGAGACGTTGTTCTTGATCCCGTTCCATGCGTTCTTCACGGCGTTGGAGATGTTCTGCCCGATATTGGAGACCTTCTCCTTCATGTTGTTCCACGCTTCGACGACCGTCTCCTTGAGTTTCTGAGCCCATTCGCAGATCTTGTCCCAGTTCTTCCAGACGAGGACGCCGATCGCGATGATGGCTGCGATGGCTGCCGTAAGAGGCCCGCCGAGGACGCCGATGACAGTCCCGATCCCGGAGATGATCGCACCGCCGACACTGATCAGTGTGCCGATGCCGGTAATGATTTTCCCGATCAGCATGATAACGGGCCCGACCGCTGCCGCGATCATGAGCGCCTTCGTGATGGCTTCCTGTGTCGCCGGGGAGAGCGCTTCCCACTTTTCCCGGAGCATCTGAACCACATCAATGATTTTCTGGATCACCGGCTGCAGGGTGGTGAGCAGGGAAGAGCCGACCTCCGCAAGGACGACTTTCGTCTCGTTCATGGTCGTCTGGAAGGACGTGATCGGGTCGAGGGTCTCCTCGAAGGTCGAATCTACCGTCCCGCCGAAGTCCGTGATCGAGTTGGAGAGCTGGTCGAAGGAAAGCCTTCCGTCAGAGACCGCCTGAGCGATCGCGGGGCCGGCCTTGTTCCCGAAGAGGTCCATCGCGTACTGCGCGGCTTCGGTGTCGGTTCTCGCGAGACGCATCTGGCTCTGCAGGATGGACAGCGCCTCGTCCATCGACTTGCCTTCTTTGGTCGCGTTGGTGAGGGCTTTTTTGAGACCCGTCATCACGGAGGAGGCATCGACGCCGTTCTTGTCCAGAGAAGCAAGGAACCCGGCAGCGGAGTTCATGTCGAAGCCCATTTCCTTGAAGGCTGTGGCGTTGGACATGATGTCCGAGGACAGTTTATCGACAGATACGCCGTAAGTCTGCCCAGCCTTCGTTAAGATGTCGAGGACAGTTCCCGCTTCCGAAGCGTCCATACCGAACGCCGCCATCGCGCTCTGGACATTGTCGACCGAGGTGGAGACGTCCGTGTTGTTGATCTGGGAGAACTTGATGAACTGCTCGGAGAGGGTCTGCAGGTCGTCCCCGGTCACACCGAACCGGGTGTTGATCTCGCCGATCGCGTTCGCCGCATCGTCGAAGCCGGTCGGGATGGTCGTGGCGATGTCGTTCATGATGTCGCCGAACGCCTGCGCCTCTTCTCCCGTTGCGCCGGTCTTCTTGACGATGACGTCGAGGGCCTTGTCCGTCTCCGTAAACGATCCGACAGCTGCAGCGGAGGCAGCCATGATCGGCCCGGTCACGTTCTTCGTGATGTTCTCGCCGACGTCCGTGACCTTCTCGCCGACTTCCTGGACCTTCGCGCCGAGCTCCTGCATGGCGCCGCCGACAGCCTCGAACTTCTGTTTCGCGACAGATCCGAACTCTTTCGACTGCTCCTGCAGGGACTTCAGTTTCTGCTCATCATCCGCGATCTGCCTCTCGAGGGCTTCCATTTGAGCCTTGACTTCGGGAGTCTGATCAGCGTTCTTGAGCTGCGCGAGGGCTTCCTTCTCCGTGTCGAGCTTCTTCTTCGTGTCCTCGATGGCCTTGTTGAGCTGCTCCTGTTTCTGCTTGAGGAGGGTCGTGTTGCCCGGATCAAACTTGAGCAGCTTGTCGATGTCTCGGAGGTTGGACTGTGTAGTCTTTAGATCCTTATTGACATCTTCCAGAGCCTTCGAGAGCGGGGACGTATTGCCGTCGATCTCGATTGTAATGCCTTTGATGTTTCTTCCTGCCATAGTCAGAACCTATCGAAATCCTCTTGGTTTGCCAGAGGCATGTACTCTTCGCCGTCGTTCCCTCGCTCGATCATCATGTCGAGGACGAAACCGTATTCAAGGTCATGCAGATCTGACGGATGCAGACCAATCTCAAGACAGCGAATCATAAAGACTGCGGTGTTGTACGGGCGATCCGTCAGTCGCCCTTTCTTTTTGGGACGGATGTGCGCTCCGTCTGGTGCGTGTAGATCGAAGCGATGTCCGAAGAGGCATTGACGAAGTCCATGAACTCGAACTGCTCCGCCCACTCTAAAAACCCGTCATCCTTCAGCTTCATGAGCTCCACGGTCGGAAGCTCCGCCTGTTTTGCCATGACGTAGCCGAGTTTCAGGAAGAGGTCGGGCGAGGGGTCCTTTGCCTGCAGCTCGACAAGTAAATCTTCGTGAAATGCCTGCTTGTAGATAAATGGAGTGGCAGCGTTGGCTGCCATCTCCACTTCAGTGTTGCCAATATTAACTTTTCCGCGCATCCTCATTTCCTCCTCATTACGTTCCAGGTGCCGTCGGCGTGTAGACCGAAGACGTCCATCCGCTGTAGGTCGTGGCGTTGGAAGCCTCGTTCGCTTCTGCTTTGACGCACTCGGCGTCGACCGTGGAGAAGTAGACCGTAGTAGCGGTGAGGGAAAGGGTCTCAGTCTGCGGCTCGATCGAAGATTCCTTCGTTGCGCCGCCTACGTTCGGACGGGCGACCGTGCAGTTGTAGAGCACGTGCTTCGTCGCTTTCGCATCGCCCTCGAACTGGAACAGGAGCGCGAAGTGCACCGTCGCGGCGTTCGCATCCTCGATCAGGACGCTCTTGCCGTCGTTAATCATCCCGAGGACATCCTTCTTGAACGAATCCGGGATAAGAGCGATCTCGAGGTCGCCTTCGTAGCCGGTGTTCGCGTAGCCCTGCCAGTAGACGATGTTGTCCGCGTAGAACGGACTGGAGTCGCCCTGCGGATCCAGGGACAGGTTGACCGCGCCCGGGATAGCCACAGGCGTGTTGTAGGTCATGGTGTTGCCGGTGCCCGGGGTACCGATTGCGTAGTACACATTGGACAGGCCGTACTTGATCTTGTTAGCCATTTAATAACCTCCGTTATGACGTAGCCGGCTCCGGAGAGATGACCACGTCCATCGTGTAGATGACCTCATAAAGCAGCTCGTCCGGGATCCATGTCTCCTCGCGGCTCCATACGAGTCCGTTGGTGGTCAGGACGCCCTCGACCGTAGCTTCGAGGCCAAAATCTTTTGAGTTGCTGTACAGTTCCACGTACAGCGTCTCGATCTTCTGGTAGTTGGTGTTGTCGGCGATCAGGTCGTTACTTGACCCATAAAAAAAACAAATGAACGGAGGATGTACCCCCGTCCCTTTGAAATGGTGATATGCGTGAGGCAAGCCGGTCTGCGCGACCATCGCCTCGACTTCCTTGAATGTCATAACTGTTCCTCCATCTTCCGGACGAACCGCTCCTGCACTTCGTTGATCGCCCACTGCTCGACAGGCTCGATGTGCACGATTGCCTTCGTGCGCCCGCCGTTCCGTGTAGCGTGACCGTACTCGAGAAGGTGCGCGAGCTGATACGTCCCGGATTTGCCGTAGACGGTAGCGCCGACCCTGAATCTGCCGGTCTCGTAGTCCACAGCCCATCCTTTCGGGTACTTCTTGCCCGGAGACGCTTTCCTCAGCTTGCCCCTTGACTCCCTCGCGACTTCCCTGATGACCTCGTCAAGAGAGAACTGCGCGGAGACCTGAGCGTACTGGAGAAGCTCCTGCACCGACTCCGTGAAGTCGAATCTCGAAGAGCTCTTAATCATGTCGTCACCATCGTCCAGCTCGTGGTCTGCGGAGCGTTCGTACCGCCGGCGCGCTCGACATAGAGCTCGAGGTTGTCGTCTTTCGTGAGGTACGTCCGGTATACGGAATATCTTTCC